ACTCAGTCGAGTGGGCTTTTTGCTTTATCCGCTACGCGGGTGTACTGCTCTCCCATGCCAGCCACAGCCCCTGCGTGAATTAGACTGAGAAAAATATACCAGTAAAACTACGAAAAGTTGTGGGATAGGGTATTCCCTGATGGGATTTGGTATATCACAATAAGAAATAAAATTTCAAAATACGAAAAAGAAAAAAGCCCCGTTTAAACTCGGGGCTTGTAACCGTAACGCTCCATTTGCTCTTGCCAGAGTCGTTTGTTTTCCTCTGGTGAAAGCGTTGGAGCGTTTTTTATTTCTATTGACGAATGCACTGATGCAACGGGTTGCATAGCAATTAAATTAGTATTGTCCGATTGGTTTTTCGCGTACCGTTGACATTCTGTGTCCTTCTAGCCAGGACTCATAAGTCAACATTGATTCCCACGCTTCTTCTTTGGACATTTTGTAAACTGGCCGCATGCGCTCAGCTTTCTCTACCAGCTTTACCAGTTCGCGGGTATAACTATCTTTTGCCCATCGAATTCGATGTTCGTTTAATTCTAATGACTGTTGCTTACTTGGAACATCAGGGATAAAAAGTATCCTTTTCTCACCATCAGAGTTAAACGTTATATCGCGAAAAACTCCGTCGTTATACCACACCGCATGACGTTCACCTTCAATGTAGTTTGGTGGGTGGTACCAAATCTTGTATCCACAAATTACTTTCCCCCCATGAATCTTAATATATTCTTCAGTATTAGAGTCGCAGCATGACTGCCTGCTCCATAATTCCGGAGTTATTTCGATAAAAATTGGCTTCTCATTACTTATGCGCCTACAGAATTTTTCTATGTCAGTATTAATTTCAGCCGGAGTTGTTAATAAGCTTGGGGAGAATAACTTAGCAATTTCGCTTTCAATACGGCTTGGATCAGATGGTAATTGTCTAATGCTACTAGCAGTAGCATCTTTTTTTAACTTTTTCTTTTTGTCACGCCTAGCTTTACTATTTTGTCCCATCAAATAGCTCTCCTTGTGTTAGAACGACAAAAGTTATAGCGAAATAAGCCATCAGATTCAACAGCCACTGCTTGCTATTTATCTAGGATGGTGACGACGACACGGCCGCGTACAACCATTTTTAAACCGTTGGGCATTTTGATGTTGCAGGTATTGAGTTTGCGGATCTGCTCGCGGCGGCCGGCGAGAATTTCAGTTTTGATGGCTTCGATATCCAGCCCCTGAACGCGCTCCAAATAACGCAGTACTGCATGCTCGCTTACCACTGGCTCGCCGTCTGGGCTATGTAAATTGCGCAGTTCTGTTTCACTTACGCTGAGCTTTTTTCTTATTTCGTCGCGCTCTTGTTCGGTTTCAGCGTCACGTAGTTGATTAACCAGCATGGCTTTTAAGATAGAAAGCCGGTGCATTTCATAAGCCTTAGTTGTTTTCATCATCTTGGAACAGTCCTGGTTGAAGAGTTTTGCGGGTTGCGAGGGTGTAGGCGCGGATCACCTGATAAATATAAACCTCTGAACAGTTATACTTTCTGGCCAGTTCAGCATGGTTGTTACCGCGAAAGTCGTTAATGATGCCGTGCTTTTTAATAGCTGCATCCATTTGAACGCCTTTTGGCATATAGATATTTGAGCCACCATGTACCTGACGGATGGTATCGGCAAGTTGATAACCCAGAGCATCTGCCTGTTGATCGTCAATTTTCAGCTCTGTTTTAAGTAGTTCTGCGGTGTGTACCATCAGATCCACCAGAAACTGTGCCAGCTTCTCATCCGGTTTGGCCATTACGCCCCCTCGTTACGATCAAACTGCAGTTGAAATTGCGCCAGTACCTGGCTGTAACTGGCGTTTGAGCGAGTAATACCAAGCTTTTGCAGCATAAGCCGCCGATGCCAGCGCTTTAACTGCTCGATTAACTCGCGAGCAATTGGTGCCATCCACTCTAATTTTTGAATACCGGTTCCGTTATTAAGGTGCTGGCTTTGCTTAACTGCCCAGCGCTCCATTGCCAGGTAAGACGGGTTGTTAATCAGCCCCTGGGCGGCCATTTGTGTCCATACTTGGCCGAGCTTTTTAAGCTGATCTTGCTGCAGTTCCGGTTTGCCGGCAGGTTCTTTACCTTTGAAAACTGGCTTAAAGCCCAGCCGCTTCATCCCCGCCAGGCATTTTTCCAGCTGCGGGATACTCATATCTTTACTACTGGCTTTGCCCGTCCAGGCTTGCAGGTTTTGCCGGTAAACATGTTCATCCATCTGAAGCTTATTGCGTGCGATGTGCAGTAACTGAATAAGCTGTGGCTTGGTGCGGTTTGGGTTAGGCACGGGCGTACTCCTTTAAGAAGCCGGACAGCTGTTGCAGCTGAATTTGCACGTCGGCACCAAAGCATTTGGCTAATTCATCCAGCACAACGATTTTCACCGGTACCTCTGTGAGTTGTGGGAGGCCGCGTTCGGAATGATCTGCCAGTTTAAGCGTGGCAGATATTGTTCTGGCCTGGGCGATAGCTGGATGCGGCTTTTCTGTTTCAGCTATTGTTCTACTGATCTGCCGCTCTTTTTCACCCTTTAAATGAGGCGGCACAATATGAAAGTGTTTAACGTGTTCTTTTGCTTTATCCATAACAAAGGCTTTTACCTCTATATCAGGGTAACGCTGCTGGATCAGGCGTACGCCATCCGGAGTAAGGTAGTAAAAGCCACTGTTTTTCATACTGACCAGGCCGGCGTTCTTGGCCGCTTTTAGCTGTAACCGGGTCGTTTTGGCATCCCAGCCCAGCTGATCGCTTATGGCTTTAGGTAGAAAACTCTTAGTATGCCTGGTAAAGAACACCAGTAACTCTTTTAGCGCATCGGCAGCCTCAGCCTGATCGGTGTGGGCGTCGGTACCGTCTACCGGCTCACTTAATAGTTTGTAGCCAGCGATACTTTTACGGATATGGTAGGTTTGGTTAAGCTCACCCAGGGCCTTTAGTACTTCAGTTTGAGTTAGGCCGCTACAATCAACCAGCTCGTTGCTTGAAAGCGGATCTTCTTGGCCTTGCAGAATGTTCAGCAGTATTGTGGTGTGTTCAGTCATGCTAGTAACGGGGCCGTTGGCCCCGCCTCCGAGTAAATAGGTTATTTCAAGGCATCTTTTAACGCTTTGCCTGGCTTAAACGCGGGCCGGATCCCCGCCGGAATTTGCATGGTTTCACCGGTTTGTGGGTTACGTCCGGTGCGTGGCTGGGTAACCTTGCTGCTAAACTGGCCGAAGCCAACCAGGGTAACGCTATTACCCTGTTTCAGCTGTTGTGTAACGGTGTTAATGAAGGCATCCAACGCGCGCTCGGCATGGGCTTTAGGTAAATCTGCTTGTGCTGAAATGGCGTTTACTAACTCTGCTTTGTTCATACTATTTCCTTAATGGATGGTTTGGGGGTGGTGTGCCGGGCGGTTGCTCAGCACCTTTACTTCTACTAACTTCACATCATGCGCCGGATAGCGGGCTACAGACCTGCTGTAGCACTGCTCGGCTTGCTTACCGTCAGGCGTTTGCAGCAGCAAAGCGCCGTTTACTAACACCTGAAATGCCATAGTTAACTGGCCTCTGCGGTTTGAGTTGCTGGGGTGGCGGAAGACACGGCTAACACCGGTACATCGCTAAAGCGCAGGCTTAACAGCTCATATGCGCCTTGCGGGTTGCGTTGGTAAAAGTTGTAGTAAACACAGCTGGTGTCGGTTTCTAGGGCGTCACGCAATGCCTCTACCGCCTGGCGAAATAGCGGGTGTGAGATCTCAACGTTAAGTAGCTGCACCAGTTTGCTCACGCTGAATTCGTTTTTCTTGGCGGGCTTAAAAGCACGGTTAATCAGCACCTTTACACCGTCGTCTGCCAAGTCTTGCGTTACCACATTAATGTATTGGTCAAACAGTTGACGGGCCGCTTCAATGCGAGCATTTACCTTAATGGTGTCTTGCACACGGCGGCTGATACGAATGCTGCGATCAAAGCTGAAAAAATCGATATTGCCTTTGATTTTTTCCAGGCGTTTAACCCCATAATCCGCTACCAGCTTGGCAATAAATGCCTCAGAGGTATGCGTAAGTGCGGTTTTAAGTTGCTGCATGGCGTGGTGTACCGCCTTGGCCTGCTCAATAAACTGCAGTACCAGCGCATCCTCTTCCAAAACCTGCTCGCTGATGTTTTCAATTTTTACTAAACGGCCTTCGCCATCCAGTTTCCAACCTGCGGGGATATCATGTTGTTGCATAGCGGTTTCCTTTTAAGCTGCGCGACGAATTTGCATAATTAATTCGCCGCTTATTTTTGTTTCGCCCAGGCTGGCAGCCAGGTTCAGGGCATTTTTCATTAGGGTGTTAACGTTAAGCGGGTAGCTCATATCCACAATTTCATCGGCTTTGCCGGTGTTGGCACCAAAACGGCGGGTACCAGTTAGCAGGGTTTGCATGGCGCTGTAAGCGTCGTCGGTAAGCAGATCTTGAGGGTTCTTGTGGCAGGCCTTTAATTTCAGGGCAATGTAGTCGCGTAAATCATTACCCAGCGGCTCTATTACCAACTGGGTAGCGCGGTAGGTAAACTCACGAATAAAATGGTTTTTTAGCTTTTTCTCCATTTCGTTTTGGCCAATTAGCACAATGCCAATAAATTTGGTAAAGCCGTCGGCCAGCTCCCAAATACGTTTTAACTGTTTAATTACCTCGTCAGGTAGATCGTGAGCCTCATCTATTACCAGTACATGGCGGTTGCCCGCTTTATAGCTTTCGGTAAGTACCTTGCGAATAATGGCATCACGATCTTCCGAGCTTTTAGGCTTTCTGTTCACCTGCAGCTCGCGCATGATGGCTTCAGAAATGGTGTTGGCGCCAATCTCGCTGCGGTCGATGCGGGCGGGTTCAATAATGCGAACTTCAGGGTGTAGCTGGTTAATGCGCTCGTTGAATACACGGCGCAGCGTGGTTTTACCGGCACCACATTCGGCGTAAATACACAGCATGCTGCCCATGCGAGCGGCCTGGATCATGTGCTCCACTGCGTAACGATGGCTCTGGCTCAGATAAACCTGGTCCATACTGTAAATTTCGTTTTCGAACGGGTCGTTAAACAACCCAAAGTGCTTTTTAGTTTGTTGAGTTAGCATTTCTGGCTCCGGTAACTCGGTTAATAGGCGTCCGTTAAGGTCTTCTTCAAATTGCTGCTGATAGCCGCGCGCTTTAAACAGCGCCCGCCATTTAGCACCATGCGTAATGGCGGCCTCGCATGGGTCATTCAAAAAAATCAAATGCACATGGCTTTGGGCAACCAGGCCGTTTTCAGTCGCAAAGCGCTGCAATGCCTGGTAAATTTCGTTCTGTTTTTTCTTGGGCCACTGCCCATGCTTAATAATCAGATTAAGCGTGGCGTTGCTAATATGCAGATCGCAGTGGTCACGCATCCATTCGACTACACAGGCCTGGCTTAAGCCTTTGTTTGCGAGCATGCGACCTAAGCGGATCTTCCAATCCCGCTCAATTACTACCTGCTTATGCTCGTTGGGTTTTGCCATGGGGTTACCTCCTTAAATGGCCCGTAATGCCGGGCGCTTGGCCAGTTCCTGGCGCATGCGCTCCAATACCTGGGGCAGTTGGGTTTCGGTGACGTCGCCAATGGCATTTAGCCAGGCGCTTTCTTCCGGGGTGAGTACCCGGTTTAACTGGGCTAGTGCGGCGGCTTTTAAAGCGATGCCTCGTAACGTTTTGCTTGTAGGTGCCGCAAAGTCGGTAGTAACTTGCTCGCCAGCTACCGGCATATAGGTTGGGGTGTACAGGTGCATCAGGTGGCTTAGGGCGTCCAGCTCACCGTTCATCGGTACTGTTTTTTTCTGGCGGGCTTTTTTAATCTCCTCATCGGTCATATTGGGGTAGGCCATGCGCAGCGCCTCTTTGCGTATGGTATCTACATGCGTATCGGGCTTGGCTTTGTACTCCTGCGAAATAACCGCAGCATTATTGAAAAAGCCGAAGTCGTTTTGAGTAAGCGGGGCTACCTGGTGAACCTGCTGCTGGCCCAAATAGGTGCAATACACCAAAATTTCGGCGTTCTCGCTTATCACCATCGGGGTAATAAGCACTTCCATATCATTGCAAATACCAACCAAGCCGGTTAAGTCGTAGGTATGGCGCTGCTTGGTGCGTGGGTGCACGGCAGTAATTTCCATATTGGTGACTTTGCGGCTTTCTGGTTTGGCTGTTAACAGCCAGCGGCAAACCTCTGGTGGTGGCAGTTCGCGCAGCTTGCCCTGGTGCTGTCTTATCCTCATCCAGCATTCGTAACGCGCCATTTTGTGGCGGCTATGAATAGCGTTGTATTCGGGCAGTTGGTTGTTGTTATAAGCGTTTTGAAAGGCCTCAGCGCGCTGGTTTAACTCTGCCACGCTGGTTACCGGCTCTAACAGCAGGCGGCTTTCAAACAACAGCTCTACTAAATTGTTGGCGTTTTCTACCTGGCCTTTGGCCCGGGCGTTTTTGGCAGCATGGTCTAATACCTGCACACCCAAAGCCCGCAATGCGCGTTTAATGGGGGTGCTGGTGTTAGCGCTGCCCTTGTCCATCATTAAAAACTCAGGCAGGCCACGCATTGGGCAGTTAGGATCGTTATGCTCGCCCCAAGCCCACAGCAAGGATTCATACAGCGTTTTAGTGCTTTCGCCCGCAGCTTCGTAGTAACGAAAGCGAATAGCGCCGCTGGCGTGATCGGTTAACACGTAGCGCCACACCCGTAAGTTAGGGTGCTTTTCAAAGTTTTGCGGCTTGTTTTTGTAAAAGTCGTCGTCGTTTCTAAAGCGCTGAATTTGCCCGGTTTTGCCTGGTGGGTAGTACAGCAAACATAAGCTTGGGTCAGTCTGGTGCACATGGTTAGGGTAAAGACTTTTCAGGCGAACCGGGGCAGAGGGCGCAGCCAGTTGCTTAGCGGTTGCGCCCCGGTCTTTTAATACGGCACGAATACGGCTATTGCTTAGGTTAAAATCTACACCGCTTTGGCTTAACACACTGCGGATAGTAGGTATTTTGGCAATTTGTTTACCGTTAGCACGGTTACCAATGGCCGAGATAGCCGCGACTTTTTGTATAGCCTCTTCCGACAGCGCCGTGCTGCCGGCATCTTTGCGGCGTTTACGGCCACTGGTCCAGCCTATTTTTTTCAGTTCGCGGTAAAACTTGTCACTTTTCCAGCCCAGGAATTCTTCCACCTCGGTTAAAATGCTTTGTTTTTCACCGTGTTTGGCTTGCTCTAAACGCTGCGCGTAGCGAACAAGCAATTCTGTATTGGCTGCGTCGGCATTTAGTTCCAGCATGGTTTATTCCTCGCTGCCCTGGCTGGCGTTTTGGGCCAGTTGCTCTAACACTTCAAGCGCTGGGCGGGCTTTATCGGTATAAGCGCCAAGCATTACGTCGGTGTCTTGCCAAAATAGGGCAACGTCCTCGGCCAGGCAGCGGCTGGCGTGGTGCATGGCACCGCACATAAACTCCATGGCGGCGTGGTAGGTGGCAGGGTCTTTGGCAAATACTTCGTCGCTGTCGCTTTCGGCTATTTTGGTGCGCAGGGCTACAAGCTTGGTAAGAGCCTGCAAAACGGTACCTTCCAGCGTGGCAATGTCGGTAACTATTTGGCTTACGTCGCGCTTCCAGCTCTCGGGGTTAAACTTGCGCTGCGCCAGTACTTCTTTATGTTTGTTGGCCTCTGCCTGGGCTTCATCGCGCATTTGGCGGGCCACTTTTAGGGCTTGCTCCAGCTCGGCTTTTTCACCTTTAGCGGCTTTTAATTCCTGCTGATGCTTGGCGTTTAAATCGTCTATCAACTCACGCAGCGCATCTTTATCGCCCAGTTCTACCGCTTCGTTCTCGATAACCAGCTGCTGTTGATCGGCCGGTAACTGGCGTAGCTTGCGCAGTTCGCGATAGCCTAAGCCGATTTTTTGGCTGGCTTCGAAGAATTCTTCGCCGAAAGTATTTAAGCAAAGCAAGCGCTCATCTACTGTGCGACGTGGCGCACCTAATTTGAGATCACAAAACTCGTCAAAAGTGGCAACGGTTGCCAGTTCTCCAGATTCGTTTTTATAAACTAAACCCTTGTAACTCTTGGTTTCCTTTATTTTCTGGATCAGCTTTAAACTGGCAACCGTTGCCAGTTTTTGCATGAAATCGAATGCTTCAATTTGACCGATCTCACGCATAACTTCTTCCATCTGCGCTACCACTTCTTTGGTTTGGATCACGGCCTTTTGCTGTTCATGGCTTAACGTGGTATTAGAGGTATTCATATCTACTGCCTGTTGTTGTGTTAACACTGCTAATGCGGCTGCCGGATGCTCTGGCAGGCGGTCGGGAAATAGGCGTTTATCCGCTTCTTCCATTGCCTTTTGCTCTTGCTCGCGCATTAATCGAAGGAGTTCACCTTGTTGTGATGCAATATCACCAAAGGGGGATGCTGGTTTTTTAGTTGCCATGGCTTACCCCTAAAACACCTTGCTGTAGTTGGTAATGTCTTGCTGCAGTTGCAGCTGCGCTTGATCCAGATGCAGCCGAACCCGGTTGCTGATCTGTGCCAGCGCCGCGCCTAACCGCCAGCGGTTATCGTCCCAGGGGCAGCGTTCGGCAAAGCCTTCGTTTTGCAGGTTGGCTAAATCGCGCAATATCTGGCTGGCGGTGGTGTCCAGCCTGGTAGCAATTTCACTAATGGTTAAGCCGGTGTTCTCGTGGCCTGCCAGCACCTTTTGCAGGCGCAGTACGCGGCAGATTTGGTTGGAAAGGTATTTGGTTTCAGACATCGGCACGCTCCGGAAATAGTTCTAGTTCGGGCTGATCATGCTTTTGGGCCTCCATGCGGTGGTAAGCCAGGTTTTCCATTAGCAGGGTAAGTTGGTCGGTTACATCCTGCGCCCGGCACTCACCGCTTTGCAGGGCCAGCATTTGGCCCATTACGGCATTGCAAAACTGGCTTAGTGCGATCAGTGTTTTGTGCTCGGCTTTGCGGCCGCGCGGCATAGGTACCAGCAAGTGGTTAAGGCTGTGCGCCATATACTGCAGCGGGTAAATGCGGTGTGTGGCCTCCATAAAGGGAATAAGCGTTACCGCTGGCATGGTGCCTCCGCCCAGATACTTGTAAAGCATGTCGGGCGAGGTACCAATTCGGTCGGCTATACGCGGTACGCTCATTTGTTTATTGGCGATAGCGAATTCTTTGCATAGCTGCAGGCTTTCGGTTAGCGAACGGGCTACCAGCTGATTCCAATTTTTACGGCTCATTGGAATGCCCTCACATGATAGCTGCTCGAATAAAAACACTCGTTTGGAACAGCAAAACCGCCTAGGCTGGTGCCATCAAACAGTAGGGTGGAATCGGCATGAAACAATACAAAACAGTTAGCCCTGGGCCAAATGCGGACAAACTGCAGATAACTGAACAACTGGTGCTCTGGTTGGGTTTGCCCCTCATAGGTGAAGGGTGGCCAACCGATAAAATTGATATTAGCCAGGTACGCGCTTTGGTTAACAGCCTGCTGTTGCTCAGGCCGCAAAGCCGGCACTGGTGGGTTGGTGTGCTGCTTTATAGTGAAGACGCAGTCATCCGGCAGCTGATGAGCTGGATTGAATATTGTGTTGTGCATAAACCTGCTCCGTGCAGTTCCCTATCGTTAAACCAAATGGTGACGCAATGGTTATTTACACCTTACGACGCTAGCAGTTGCCGTAACTCGGCACGTTTGGCTTCACGGGCATTGCCGGTGGGTAGGCGTGTTTTTCGATAACTTTCAACGTCTGGAAACACTTCGGTAACGGATTTATCCAGAATTTTGGCAATGGCTTCGGCGGCTTTTTTAGATGTGGTGCGGCGATAACAGACGCCGCTAAGCATGTTAGGGGCCATGCCCAGCTCGTCCGCTATCATGCTAAAGGTAAAGCCTTTTTCATGAAGGGCTTGTTTAATGGCTTCGGCTTCCATAAGATTAACCTCTTATATAGTTACAGGGTGGCAGCGGTGCAGCGCTGCTTATGTATAAGTGCAAGTTGATTATTGTGCACATTCGTGCTCATGTCAATATTATTATGAGTTCAAATGAACACTTTTTTTGAGCGGTTAAAAGAAGAGCGTATTCGCTTGGGCATTAACCAAGCTGATTTTGCTGAGATGGCAGGAGTGCAAAGGCGTGCTCAAGTTAATTATGAAAGCGGTGAAAGAACGCCTGATGCAAAGTATTTAGAGCATATAGCATCTGCAGGTGTCGATGTTTTGTACCTTATAACTGGTGAGCGAAGAGAGGCAAGAGTGGGTTTTGAGCGTCCTGCACTTGGTGACCGTGAACGGCTTGCGCTTGCCATAGAAGTCGTTACGGAAGGCTTGGAGCAAGCTGATCGTTATTTGCCACCTCATAAGTTTTCTGAGCTGGTATTGGCAGCCTATGACTTAATGGCTGATCCGGTTCAAACGAGAGATAATATTATTCAGTTGGTAAGAAGGGTTGCTTAAGGAGTGAGTTGTGAGCAGTAATTACGAAACCCCTGAAGAAAAAATTAAAAGACTGATGGCTGAATCTATTAGAAAGTCTACAAAACTTGATACTGATGATAGGCAAGCCAGTATCCATACTGGTAATGGAAGTTTTGTTAATTATGCGACTCACGGTAGCACGATTATTAACGGCCCTTCACCAAAAAACTTAACTAGCCCAAGTTTAATTAGTTGCCCAGACTGTGGTAACACTGTGAGTAAAAGGTCTGAAGCCTGCCCGCATTGTGGTTTAAACGTAAAAGAGCACTTTGTGCGTTTACATAGAGAGCAAGCCAGAGGGCGGTTGGTCAAAGGAGCCCTTATTGGAGTTTCAATTGCTGCGGTAGGTTACGCTGCCGTTCATTACCTGCCGGATAGATTAAGTTTTATTGGCTTACCTATGATGCTGATTGGTTTGTTTCTGGCTGCGGCTATGCTTAACGCTGCTGAGTAATATCTAGGGCTCATGACTGCCGTGAACAAATTACAACCGCTGCATTTAGAGTAAGCGCATTATTTGGTTTGAGGGTTTTGACTAAAACAATTTCATATTCGCTTCCGTTTAGGTAGTTGTTAACGGATTAATTATAAAAAAGAGGGAATTACTAATGTCACGTTTTGCTGAGCGTATCCGCGCGCACTCTGATCATGTACACAATGTAGCTATACATTGCACGACTGAAGAAACAACTAAGCAAGCTCTAATTCTGCCTCTTCTCGATATCCTTGGTTTTTCACCGTTTGATCCTACGCGGGTTAAAGCTGAATACAAGGCTGATTTCCCTGGTGTCAAAGCAACTGAACGGGTCGATTACGCATTATTCTGCGGGAAAATTCCTGTGATGTTTATTGAGGCGAAGGCTCAAATTGAGAAACTAGATAACCACTGCCCACAACTTTCCCGTTATTTCAATGCGACTCCTGAGGTCACAATTGCCGCTATCACTAATGGCCGTGAATGGCGTTTCTTCACTGATCTGGTTAACCGGAATATTATGGATGCAGATCCATTTTTAACTGTCGACTTTGATGCACTAGACGAGTCGCTAATTAGTCGTCTACGCAGATTTAGGCATGATGAGTTTCAGCCAGAAGCGCTAAGAATTTTGGCGGAAGAAACTGTCTATCTAAATTCATTTACCAGCGTTATTAGTGCAGCACTGCGAAATCCAGATGCAGATTTTGTCCGTTACGTTGGCAGTAAATCAGGCATTCAACGCCAGTTTAATGCACGGTTCATTGAAAGTATTACGCCAATCGTTAAGCAAGCTGTACAACGCTCAGTAAGTGATATGGTTGTTAGTGGCTTATCAGCTCAACCCTTGCCAGAGCAAGCAAGTCAACCAACAGAACCTGTAGTTGCGGCTACAGTGATAAGTGATGAAGCTGCTGACATTATCGATCCAGAAAATCCCAGAATTGTTACCACCTATGCAGAGAGACGCCTGTTTGAAGTTGTTCAGGATATTTTAGGAGAAAACGCTGAAATAAGCCCTAAGGATACTGAAAGCTATTATTCGGTACTGTACCAGGGCAAAACGAACCGCTGGTTGTTGCGTTATCTGTCAGAAAAAAAGCAACCTGCGGTTACGTTTTGCATGCCATTGACTGATGAACGTAAGAGGGAAATCACGCGCGCAGGTTTAGAGCTTGGTGCGGGTAATAGCATTCTCATTAGCCAGCCAGAACATTTAGCTCGCATACCAGGCTTAGTGTTTGATGCCTTAGAGCATTGCCGTGATGATAAGAATTTTAGTCGTAAGGGCTAGTAAAGATTTTACCCGCTAATTCATGATGGAAGGAGTATCAAATGGACTTGAACTGCCCGTACTGCCAAACAGCATTTCCAAAGTTTCCCAGCCGAAAAACCAAGTGCCAGGCATGTGGTCAAGTAGTTTATCCAAAACGCCGCATTGAAGATCCTGCTGGGGTTAAGGTGCTGCTAACCGAGCAGCAGGCCAACGAGGTGGAGAACGCCTGGCGCGAGCATCAAGCTAAAGCGCAGCTAATTGAAACATTAAAGCCTACCGGTATTACGTTTGAGCAACTGCAAACGTATTCTGCCCCCGATATAGCCATAGAAGATATTGCTTACCACGGTTTACAGCATTGCCTACACGAGTTTTTGATTGATGACTTAAACGCCCGTGCTTTTGCGTATCACCTGCTGGGTAATTTGGCATGGAAGCGGGCGCAAAAGGATAAAGCCTTTCAATTTCATCAGAATGGTTTTTTTAATACTGCAAAAAATTTTCAAACCAAGCAAACGAGTATTCCTGGCCTAAAGCTTGAGCTTAAGGGCAGGCCATTGGCCTGTGCTGAATGTACTCAAGTGGCAGGTGTTCTGGAACTGGATGTTTACTTACATCAAAAGCTGTTGCCAGTTACTTCGTGTAAATTATTTGCGCGTAATTTCGGTAGGGGGTGTTTGGAGTTGTACCCTAATTTACCCTCATTTACTAATTGGACCTAAAGAGGCTTTATATTGATTAATAGGATCAACAAGATTTTGTTGTTGCTTGGACTAACAGCCTCATTTTCGGTGTTAAGTGGTGATCCTAACTGGCCAAGCCCGGATCGCGCAGACGTCACTGAGGTTGGTCTAAAACATACTAAGGAAGAAAATATGTCTAGAGAGCGTTTTGCAGCAGCAATGCGTAGTGCAGTTACTGAATCATCTGAATTGGGATATGCACCAACAAGGATTTTACAGATGCTGGAAAGTGGTACTCATGCTGTTGATATTGCAAAAAAATTAGTCGTTAGCGGTGATTTTCAGACCGGATTTAGAGAGATGATAGCTCGCGGTAGGCCTGATTTAACATTTGAATCAATTATGTTAGAAGACGAATTCGCTGATCTATTTACCAGACAGGAACTTGAAGTCGCAAGATGGCGGCTTTCAAATGTCAAAAATTAGCAGCTTTAATGGATGAGTAGTACCTATGCGCGATAGCGGCGAACACAGCTTAGTAATGACTTACAGAGCTAAAAACGGCTTCGGGGCCCTTACCGGTGGTCAAGCTGTAGAGACCTACAGCAACGCAACGTGCACTGCTCAAATTGTGAGTGTTGATTAATGTATCAATCTTTCCGTTTTAGGCAGTTTTAACGAATTAAATTTAAAAATAGGGGCATATGATGCAAATCAGATCCGCAGTAATGCACAAAATTAATAAAAAATCTGGCGAAACCGATTCAACTCTCCAGGATCGTAAGCAGGTGTTGCCTATTGACGATATTTTGCTTGAGCTAGCTAAAGATGTGCAGCGGAAATATATCAGTGATTTCAATCAGCACGGTTCTCTTGGGAATGATCCTAATTTGTATAGGTTCCCAGTTATATTGTCTGAGTACTTGAATGCCAGTACAGACTTTTTGCCTTTTACAGTATCAACCGCAAAGTTGATACAAGCCGAGATGAATAAGCAAATGTTTACAACTTCCGGAGTTGTGATGGTGTTGCATTACGTCGACCAGAGCAGAGACTGGTTGCTTGTTCTTATGCTAAAAACCAAGGAGACAGCAGGGCTCGATGAGAAAAACTTGAAACTCACAACTTCGTATGTGTTTGACATTGAACATATTCATGAAGCCGCTCGAGTAGACTTGGCAAAGTTCATTGCAAAAGAAACTCCACATCTGACTTTTATAAAGCCCCGAGCTGGAAAAGACGATCCCGGTAAGTATTTTCGGGATGCATTAGGCTGTACCGAATACATTGAGTCTAAAGCTAATACTGTTAACTTGGTTAGTGTGGTAGAAGCATATGCGGAATCCAAAGGATGGACTGGTGATCAATTGACTACAGTTAGAAAGAAGCTATTTGATTACTGCGTGGAGAAGCATGATAATCAAGAAACTGTGAATCTAACTGGTTTGTCAGCTATCCTGAATGATCAGGACCCAGGGGATTTTGCTACGTTTGCAAAGCAGGTGGACATTCCAGTCAGTGATGAGTTTTCTCCACACCCCGCAACTTATAAACGGCTCCAACGGATTTCCAAAAAGTTTGGTCATGTCAGTTTAGCTTTTGATGTTGAGGATGTTCAATCTAGTCGCATCGTGCTTGTAGATGAAGGCAACGGAAAGTACCATGTTCAGGTTAAAGATGTACCTGATTCACTTGTTCAAGAAATACGCAAAGCCCGAGGCTCATGAATAGCTTTCCAGATAACCCATACGAATTAGCGATGCTCTTGCTGAGCAACTTGCAAGAGCTTAAGTTCAATCAGCCAAGTAAGTTGATTTCTGGTGTGGTTCCAGAAGGGTGGGATTTGGATAAGCTTGAAGACGCTTTGGGGGAAGCTTATCTATTTGAATCATTTGACCGCACAGAAAGGAAAGTAATATTTAAATACCCAGCACTTTTCTTTAACTATTTCAAGGAGCTGCTAGAGCACAATGAGGGTGTATTCTGTAGGCAGAAGCCTGGACGGTTTTATATTGTTTCTGAAAAGCACTCTTATCCAGACGATCCTGATACTCCGGAGATTCAGCGTTATCACCACGCACTGAAGCTAGCTGAGCTTTTAAACAAAGCATCGGACTATGCTGTACCTTCTGATACGCCTGAACGCCTAATTTTTATTGATGCGGGAAAAATCGTTCTTAAGTTACACTTTAATGCAGGCAACTTGGGTCCTGTGGACAACCTAGATAAATTTGAAGCAGACTTTATTGCATCAGACATGCACTTTGAACAGAAAAAGAAAATCATTGTTATGGTTCTCTGTGGCATGTTTAAAGATCGGGTGCAGGTTGAGTTTGGTGAGCTTCTTGAAAGGTTTAACGAGTTATATGACAAAATTCGGCATAGCTATGATTTGTATGTTGCTGACTTTTCATATGAAAAGGTCAAAAGAGAAGTTGTTAAGGAGAAAGTCGACAGTATTATCAAAATCAACAAGGTTTTCTCTGATATTCAAAATCAGTTACTTGCTGTTCCATTAGCCATCGTGTTAGTAGGTGGCCAGCTAGAGAAAACTGGCGAGTTTTCGATAAAAAATGTGCTTATTTGGTGTGGTGCATTTGTATTCATAGTTTTTATGGACTTACTGGTTCGTAACCAAAAAAATACGATCCAATCTGTGGATGCTGAAGTCCAGCAGCATGAAGCTGAGTTAAAAACTAAGTATCAAGCAATAGCAGTTAAATTTGAAGAAGACTTTAAACAAGTTCGCTCCAGAGTAAGGCATCAGAAACGCTTGTTGTGGGTTGTTGACTTTATTGTGGCTTTTTCATTCCTCGGTATTACTCTCACTACTATCTGGTTTAATGGTTGGCATGACTTGCTCTTAGAGAATCTCAGCAATGTGGCCAGCTCATTACTATCACTTTTTTCCTAAAACCCTTTAATTTAGCCCAACACCCAAAACACCTAAGCTGTGGTTAAGTTCCTTAACCCAGCCAGGTGTTTATGTTTAACGTCAAACCACCACGTTTAACCCTTTGGGCCTTTTTGGCCGTGTTACTGTTATTTGCAATCAGTTTGCTTAGCCCGCATCAGCTACCGCTGGTGCTGTATAAGCTGGCGCTGGTTACTCTTGCCGCTGTGCTTGGCTATTGGCTTGATCGGGGGCTGTTTCCTTACGACCGCCCACATACTTACGCTGAAACCGGCGAAGATTTAATGCCGCGAGGTTTGGCCATGCTGCGCCGGGCGTTGATTGTGTTGGCCTGTGTGCTTGGCTTAACGCTTGGGTTATGAATATGAACAAGCACAGCCAAATAGAACATGAAGAAGATGAGTGGGCCGGCTTAAAGCAACAGGTGTGGATATTTTTAGGCGCACTTTTCGGTATTTTATTAAGCAGTCTGCTGCTTATTGGTGGCGTGATGTTACTAACAAAGCCAGCAAATGCCGACGTTCCTGACGCTGCCAAAGCCCATCAACGTACCTTAACCCGTACTGCTTATGCTCACTGGGGCTTAGATGCGCCTGTTGCCACCTTTGCCGCGCAAATTCACCAGGAAAGCAGTTGGCGTATTGATGCCCGTTCACCAGCTGGAGCTGAGGGGCTTGCCCAGTTTATGCCAGCCACTAGCGAATGGTTTGCCAGCATCAATCCGCGTGATTTAACCATAGCTCAGCCGTACAACCCAGCCTGGGCAATGCGGGCACAGGTGCTCTATAACCGCTGGCTGTATAACCGAATAACGGCCGCTGATGCCTGCAACCGTATGGCATTTACCTTATCCGCATACAACGGTGGCCTGGGCTGGGTGCAGCGTGACCAGGCACTGGCATCAGCTTCGGGGGCTGATAGGCTAGTGTATGCCTCAGTTGCGCCGTTTAATGCTGGCCGCAGTGCGGCCAATATCCATGAAAACCGCCACTATGTCGATGTAATTATCAATCGCTGGCAGCCACTTTATATGCAAGCTGGCTGGGGTGTTGGGGTGTGTAATGACATCTAAAGCTTCGCACCCGCTACTTTTCGCTTTCGCTATTGCGGCGTTTGCCTATCTGTTACTCAAGGTCGCTCTGGCACAACTGGCTGCCATAAAAGAAGCCAGCTATCAGGCTGGGTTTGACTCTGCTTCGGCAGGGCACGCCAACGCGATGAGCGCAGCGCTCCTTACTCAGCAACAGCAACTGCAAGCAGATTTTAGCCGCCAGCTTAAACGCGCTAACTCAGTCAATGCGGCCATCCAGGCTGAGAAGCAGGCTCTTGCCGAACGGGCCAGGGCACTTGAAGAGGAAATTGATTATGTCACTACGTATTACCGTTCTGGGCCCACTGCCGAGCCTGAGCTGCTACCTGCTTGCATCTTTACCACTGGTTTTGTTGGGGTGTACAACAGTGCCATCGGTGCCAAGCCCGATATTACCACCACCATGCCCACCGCTAGTGCTACCCAGCGAACTACTGCAGCGGCCGACACCACCGCAACCATTAATTCCGCAGACGCCTTGCAGCCCAGCGGTGTCGGGCAAGCCGATATCTTGCAACACCTTACCGGATACGGTGGCCGGTGCCTGGCCATAGAGGCGCAACTTAACAGATTGATTGATTACTTAGAACAAGAACAACGGAGAGAAACGGATGGAACCTAAGAGCTGGTTTTTGGAGTGGTGGCCGGTGCTGAGCTTTGTATTTATGGGCGCAATGGCAATAGGTGGGCTTTTAATGCGCCGCAGCTTTGTTAGCCAGGAGCAGTTATCGCCACTGAGTACAAGGGTACAAACCATAGAGCAAACCTATGCCAAAGATCGCGAGGTAAGCGAGCTAAAGCTGCGGATGGAGAAACAGGAAGAGATTATTCGTAACCTGCCAAACCGTGATTTGCTTACCCAAACCCAGTTACAACTGGCTCGGGTAGAGGCCCAGTGCAAACACCTGGAAGAAACCATTAACCGTGTAGAACGCCCACTGGCGCTGATGTTAGAAGCCAAATTAAGCCGCAGGAGTAGTGATTAATGCGTGAGATTTTTGATGCCGATCAGCGGTTGGTTATTTTGCGCTGCCTTAACCAGATCCAAGGCTACAGCGCAAATGACTCGATACTAAATGATGTGCTGTACACCTTTGGCCACAACATTAGCCGCGATGCCGTGCGTACCCATATGCGCTGGCTGGAAGAACAAGGGCTGGTAACGGTACAAAAAATAGGTGATCGCACCTTGGTTGCCATTATTACCGAGCGCGGTGTAGACGTTGCCACAGGCAAAGCACGGGTAGATGGCGTTAAGCGGCCAGGGCCAGGAGCCTGATATGACCAAAGGCACTAAAGTAGACCTGCTGCCAGATGATATTAGGCGGCTATTCCACCAGCTAATAGACAGCAAACGCTATACCAGCCAGCAAATTGCCGACATGGTAAACGCCGAGCTGGCGCAATACAGCGGCGAAACCGAAGTAGAGCGTATTTCTAAAAACCTGGTATGGCGCGAAGCGAAAAAAATGGAAGAAGTGGCTGAGGATATGCGCCGCAGCCATGAATACGCCAAAGCCATGTCGGAAAAGTTTAACTTACAAAGCCTGGGCGAACAGGGTTTGGTTATTCAAGCCATGTTAATGAGTGCCATGCACAAAACCGCAGCCGCTAACATCGTGGGTGGCGATCCCATCGATCCAGAATTGTTGGGTGAGCTGATTTTAGGTATTAACCGCTTACAGCGCACCGCGAACTACAGTGCCGCGTTAGAAAAGCAAGTGGAAGAAAAGCTTCTTGCCAAACAAAAAGCCAAGCTGGAATCGCTGGGAAGCAAGGGCGGTGTTACGCCAGAAACGCAGCAGGCCATACGTGAAGCCTTGGGGATTACCTAATGGCCAAGCACAAAGGCAATGCCAAATGTATTCCGGCCAACCCAGATGCCATTTTTTTACCCTTTCAGTCTAAGTGGGTGAAAGACAATAGCCGCTTAAAGCTAATGGAAAAATCTCGCCAAATTGGTTTGTCCTGGTCAACGGCATATGCGGCCGACGAACGCACTGCCGCCCAAGGGGCAAGGCATGATCAATGGGTTAGTAGCCGCGACGATTTGCAGGCACGGTTATTCATTGAAGACTGCAAAATGTGGGCAGGCATTATGAATCTGGCTGCTAAAGATTTGGGCGAAGTAGTCATTGATCCTAAAGACCGTATATCGGCCTATGTGCTGGAGTTTGCCAGCGGTAAACGTATTCACTCCATGAGTTCTAACCCCGATGCCCAAGCGGGTAAGCGTGGTAGCCGGGTGTTGGATGAGTTTGCCTTGCATCCTGATCCGCGCAAGCTGTGGTCTATCGCTTATCCTGGTATTACCTGGGGTGGCAATATGGAAGTGATTTCTACTCATCGGGGCAGCCATAACTTTTTTAACCAGATGATCCGCGAAGTGCGCGAGCACGGCAACCCTAAAGGCATTAGCCTGCACCGCGTAACCCTGCAAGATGCGTTAGACCAGGGCTTTTTATTTAAGCTGCAGCAAATGCTGCCAGCCGATGATGAGCGCCAGGCGATGGACGAAGCCCAATACTTTGACTTTATCCGCGCCGGTTGTGCAGACGAAGAATCCTTTCAGCAGGAGTACATGTGCAACCCAGCTGATGACGATGTGGCTTTTTTAGAGTACGACCTGATTGCCTCGGCAGAATACCCCAGCACAACCGACTGGCAAAAGCTGGAAGGTGGCCGGTTATTTGCGGGTGTAGATATTGGCCGCAAGCACGATTTAACCGTGCTTTGGGTAGTAGAGCTGCTGGGCGATGTTATTTATACCCGCCATATCGAGCGCCTAAAAAACATGCGTAAGGGTGAGCAAGAGCAAGTGCTATTCCCTTGGTTTGAACGCTGCGAGCGCGTGTGTATTGATTACACAGGCTTAGGCATTGGCTGGGGAGATGACGCGCAAGACCGGTTTGGCCAATACAAAATTGAGTGCGTTAACTTTAACCCAAAAACCAAAGAAGCACTGGCTTACCCCATACGTGGGGCAATGGAAGATCGCAAACTACGCATACCGCACGATCCTAAAATACGCGCCGATTTGCGCCAGGTAACCAAACAGGTTACGGCTGCTGGCAATGTACGCTTTACGGCAGAGCGTACGGTAGACGGCCATGCCGACCATTTTTGGGCATTAGGTTTAGCGGTACATGCCGCTAATGCACTGGGTGCGCCATCGGCTGGGGTGCAGGTTGCTGCAACATCAATGCGAGACAGCTTTAAACCCGAAAAACTGCGCTACCGGCAAACTGCGGGTGGCATATTTACGCGCGTTCGCTAAAACGCGCTGTAAGCGATTTTAAGCGCCTAAACATAAATTTGTGTGGGCAGGTTTAACAATAGGGGCGTAAACCGCGCCTGATAAAACGTAAATGCTTTACGTACGAATTGAACAAGGGGCTTTAGATGGGCTGGTTATCAAAATTACGTTTTTGGGAAAGCAAACCGGATGAAACGGTTAATACCGAGCGCCTGGTAGAGGCTGCCGGTGCCAATATTGCCGACGACACCAGCGGCTGGACCAAGCTTAGCAGCGACAATAACCGCGACTTGGGGCCGGTTAAACGCCAGCGCATGCAAAAGGTATCGGCGTTTTTATGGCAAAGCAACCTTATTGCCAACCGGCTGATAGAGCTGCCAGTGGCTTATTTACTGGCCGAAGGGGTAAAACTAACCAATGCTGAGCCAGATTATCAAGCCGTGCTGGATAAGTTTTGGAAAGATCCTATCAACGATATGGATAACAAGTTGGAGAAGAAAGTGCGTGAGCTGGCGCTGTTTGGCGAGCAGTTTTACCCTGCATTTGTAAACGAGATGACCGGCCATGTGCGGCTAAGTTATTTAGACCCGGCGCGGGTGCAAGATGTGATATTTGACCCCGACAACCCAGAGCAACCAATAGGCGTAATAACGCACCGTGATCAAAAAGGTCGCTACCAGCGTTACCGCATTATTATCAATGGCCCGGAAGACGTATTTACCCAGCGCACCCAAGCCATAAGGGCACAATTTACCGACGGCGATCTGTTTTACTTTAATATTAACGCCTTTTGTAACAAGGGCCGGGGCCATGGCGATTTAACCGCCCAGGCCGACTATCTGGATTTATACGATGAGTTTTTATTTGGCGAGGGTGAGCGCGCTCAGGCACTACGTGCCTTTGTGTGGGACGTAACCCTAACCGGTGCTGATCAGGCTGAGGTTGACCGCCGTGCTGAACAAATAACGCCGCCAGGCCCAAACTCAGTAAACGTACACAATGACCGTGAAAAGTGGCAAGCACAAAGCCCCACGCTTAACAGCGGCGACACCGAAGTGATTGGCAAGCTGTTTAAAAACCATATTTTAGCCGGTGCGACTATGTCGCCACACTGGTTTGCTGACGGCAGCGACGTTAACCGCGCCAATGGCGAAAGCATGGGGGAGCCAACGTTAAAGATCCTGACGCTGCGCCAACAAAAAATCAAAAATATGCTGATCACCATGGCTACCTATGCACTGCGCCAGTATGAAATAGCCAATGGTAGTGGCGAACCGGAGCTTAACGGCAATGTGTATTGGTCTAATGTCGAGTTCCCCGAACTGACAGCAAAAGACACCAGCCGCTTTGCTGCAGCCATGGGGCAAGTGGCCGGTTCGCTTGTTATTTTGTTGAACGAAGGGCTAATGACCGAAGAAACCGCCCTTAAAATTATTGCCAGCATCAGCGGTCAGTTAGGTGTGGCTTTTGATGCAGCCGATGAGCTTAAAGCCGCTAAAAAGGTATTTGATGATAAGAAAAAAGAGCAGGCAAAGCGCGATACGTTCCCTGGCATTAAAACCGATGACATAGAGCAAGACGCAGCATGACACCGGCTCAGCGTACCAAAGCTGTTAATGCGGCATTGCGGGCGCAACTAACCCGCCGCCGTGAGCTGCAGGTATATTTGTATGACGACATTGTCACCTTGCTGGAAAAGGCGTTAATGGCCTTAGACACTCAGCTGGCGACGCTGCCTACCGAATACCAGGTATGGCATATTCAGCAGGTGCAGAAAAACATAGAGCGTACCCTGCTAGATTTAGGTGCCGATGCGGCGGTTAAAGTCCGAGAGGGGGCAAATGCCGCCTGGCAGGCAGGGATAGATTTAGTCGATGCGCCGTTAAATGCCGGAGGTATTAACCTGGCAGGCCGGGTGCAGGCGGTAAACGTGCAGCAGCTGGAAGCCATTAAAACCTTTATGGTGGAACGGATTACCGATATAAACGTGGTTGCTGCGCAAAAAATAAAAGAACAACTGGGCTTGGTAGTTGTGGGGGTAAATGACCCTTACAAGGCCCGTGCTGCAATAGCTAAACACTTAGAGGGCAACGCCGCTAGTCGCGCCCGCACCATCGTCAATACCGAAATGGGGCGTCTATATTCAACCGCTAATCAAGAGCGTATGGCTCAGGCACAAAAAGCGGTACCGGGGCTTAAAAAGAAATGGCGGCGCAGTAACCGCAAAGACCCAAGGGCCAGCCACGCAGCCGCGCATGGTCAGGTGCAGCCAGTTGACCAACCCTTTAGCATTGGTGGTATATTGATGATGTACCCGCATGATCCAGCAGCACCGCTGGAAGAGGTGATTAACTGTGGCTGTATTCAAGTGCCGCATATGGATGAATGGCCAGAAAGCATTGCCAGCTAAGCCACATAATTTCCTAAAACCCTTTAATTTAAGCTAGTTCCCCCCTAAGCCACACTTCGCTTGTTCGTTACACAAAACAACAAGCGGAGTGCCCAATGTCTGAAAATATCCCTGGTACTGAAAACAATTCAGAAGCCAACAAAGCCCCGGAATTTAGCCGCACCGATGCCGCCAAAGCGGTAAAACGCCTTAGCGTTGAATTAGTGGTTGATCCTAAAACCAAAAAACCGGTTGAAGACAAAGATGGCCGCGTTAAAACCCGTGAAGTGACCAAAGATGTGACCGAAGCCGAGGTACTGGATTTTTCAGTGCGTAACGGCGTGATAACCGTGGTTACTACTGATGGCCAGAAACTGACTGGCCGGGTGGCGTAATGAAGCGCTTTACCCCGGCAATAGGTTACAAGGGTTACCAGGCGCTACGTGAAGCCAAAGCCAGTGAGTTTGGCGATGTAATCAATTACGTTACCGCTGCCTTGGCAAAACACCTGGGGCGCGATTGGGTAGATGTAATAGCCATTTTTGCTGACCGGGTAGTTATTCGCCAGGCAGCTCGCCATTTTGCTTATAGCTACACCATTGCTGATGATAACAGCGTTGCCTTTGGTGAAGCGGTTGAAGTAGTGCGCGATTGGGTGCCCACTGGCGTTACCCAGCTGACTGAAGCCTGGGGTAGCGATAGCATCTTTATTGAAAGCATTGATAAAGCTGCCGGCAGCAAATTCCTTATCACTGTAATTGAAGCCGGTATCTCTTATAACAACACTAATTACCCAGCCGCCGTGCTACGCGAAGCCACGCCGCTGTTTAACAACGCCCGCGTGTTTGTTAAAAGCGACGACGAGCACATCAAAGGCCAGGGTAAATCCTTTACCAATTTAATTGGCCAACTCACCAACCCCCGTTTTGTAGAGGCCGCTGGCAGCAAAAAACTGGGTGCCATTCAGGCAACGCTTGAGCTGTTAAAAACTGCAGGTGATGTTAGCGACAAAATGGTGGAAGCCGTAGAGCGCGGCATGACCGAGCTATTTGGCTTTTCTATCGACTGTGATGGCACGGCAAAGCAAGCCGGTAAGCTTCGTGAAGCCAAACAGATCCAGCGTGTGAACTCCGTTGATTTAATTATTGAGCCAGGTGCCGGTGGGCGTGTGATCCGCATGGTTGAGGCGAAACAACCCCAAGAGGACATTAATATGACGTTGCTGCAACGTATGCTTGAGGCGATTAAACGCCAAAACCCAGCCCTGTTATCAGGGTTAGATCAGGAAAACGAAGATGCCGTGCTGGCAGCTTACCGTGAAGCGGTAAGTGTAACAGTAGGTTCAGGTGCTGGTGACGGTATTAGTAAAGATGAGTTGGCTCAGGCGCTGCGTATGGTTGAAGCCCGCGCTCATGCTAAAACCGCTATTGCTGCTAGCAAATTACCGCAACCAGCCCAAGAGCGCTTACAGGCGCAATTTGCCAAGCTGGATAACTTTACCGAAGCCGCAGTTGATGAAGCCATTACTGCAGAGCGTACTTATCTGGGCAAGTTTACTGAAAGCGGTAAGCCAATGATGCCAGAGGGTGGTGCCCGTTATGGTGATGCACCAAATGCTGCCCAACTGCTTGCCGCGTTCTTTGACCCCAAAGACCGCACTGTTACCAGTTTTAAAGAAGCTTACATTGAAATTACGGGCGACAAGCTGGTAACGGGCCGTGAAGAAAAATGCAGCCGTAGCCGCATGATTGAAGCACTGGATAGCAATAGCCTGGGCAATGTGCTGGGCGAAGCCATGCACAAGCGCATGATTGAAGAGTACAACCAGCCTAACCAGTACGACATTTGGCGCGAAATTGCCCGTGTGTCGCCAGTTAGCGATTTCCGCAACCAGGAGCGCGTGCGCTATGGCGGTTACGGTGACTTACCGATTGTAGGCGAAAGCGGCAACTACAACCCGTTAACCTCGCCAACCGATGAAAAAGCCAGCTTCGCCGTAGCCAAACGTGGTGGTACTGAAAAGGTCACGCTGGAAATGGTGAAAAATGACGATGTTGGCGTGATTTTAGATATTCCGCGCAAGATGAGCCGTGCGGCTAAGCGCACGCTAAGCAAGTTTGTGCTGGATTTCCTGCGCACCAACCCAACGATTTATGACACCAAAGCATTGTTCCATGTTGATCATGCCAACCTGTTAACCGCTGCATTATCGACAACCAGCTGGGCCGCTGCACGCTTAGCCATGATTACCCAAACCGAATTTGGGGCAGCTGAAGAAGAGCAGCTTGGCATTGCACCTCGCATGCTATTGGTACCGGCGCAGTTGGAAGAAGCGGCTTATGACATGTTCCGCCGCGACACCAACAACGACGAAACCTTTACCCAAAGCCAGAAACCGAAAATTTTGGTGCCCTGGTACTGGACGGATCCAAATGATTGGGTCGCCATGGCGGATAAAAATGATATTCCAAGCATAGAGGTGGGCTTCCTTGATGGCCAGGAAGAGCCAGAAATGTTCGTGCAGGACAACCCAACCGTCGGCAGCTTGTTCACCAACGATACGATCACCTACAAAATTCGCCATATCTATGGCGGCGTGGTGAAAGACTTCCGTGGTGCAGTGAAGTCAGTTGTGGTGAATCCGTAAGTATAAATTGGACAGGGACGTCCATCCGTATTCGAGTTAATTATGAACCAGGCCGAGCTAACCCAATTAACGCAGGCATTAACCCGTGATGATGTAGCGGTGCTCAATGCTGATGATTATGAGCAGGCTTTACAGTTGGCGGTAGCTCGCTATAACAAAGACAAACCGCGCCAGGACGACGCCGTAGTTAATGTTAGCAACGGATTGATGCAGTTACCTGGTACATGGCAGGCCGACTTCAGCCAAATTGTACAAGCCTATTCAGTACCTGGTTACGACGAGCTGCCGGCACGGCAGTTACCTGGCGACATTCTTAAGTTGGCAGGCTACAGCGGTGATGTGCATTTGTATTTTACCCTGGCGCACAGCTTAACCAATATTGAAACCACACTTTGGCCAGGTGATAGCGAGCTGCTGGCTACTTACGCCGCTGCGCTCTGTTGTGAGCAGTTATCGGCCTATTACAGCAACGAAGCGCAAAGCACCATTGCCGCCGATGTAACCCAGCAAACCAGCAAAGCCGAGCAGTACCGCACCTTGGCGCGTGAGTACCGCCGCCGTTACGACAGTCAGGTAAAACAAGCCAACGGTGCCACGGTTTCCTCTGGGTTAAGTGCCGGCACCGTTGTTACTTGGGGTAGCCGGAGGCGCAAATGAAAGTTGAGATTGCGTTACAAGGCTTTGCTGAGCTAGCCGCGTTATGGCAGCAAGCGCCCGAGTTGGTGCAGCGAGAAATGGAGGCGGCAGCTGAAGAAAGCGCTGCAATGATTCAAACGGCGGTTGTAGAACGGACGCCGCAAGGCGTAGGGGCTGGCAGTGGCTTAAGCGGCAGTATTTTAGCGCAGCCGGTAACGTTTTTTGAGGGCGATGTAGTTAGTGTCGTAGGTACCAGTTCGACTTATGCGGTGCCTGTTGAGCTGGGTACCAAGCCACACTTCCCATGGGATAAGTCGTTACCGTTTGGCTTAACACCTTTGGTTGAGTGGGTAGAGCACAAACTGGGATACACAGACGAAAAAGCAGTAAGTGTTGCTTATGCCATCGCTGTGACAATTAGCCGAAAAGGCACCGAGGGTAAGTTTATGTTCCGCGATGGCTTTAAAGCGTCTGAGCCTTACATTAAACAACGTTTCGGCCGCGCGCTGGCACAAATTAAACAGGAGCTTAGCGCGCTATGAACGAACTACGCGATGGCCTGTTGGAGCGCCTACAAACCCTTAGCCTGGGTAAATTACATGGTTATGAGCGCTACAGCCGCAACACCACCACGCTGGCCGACTGTTACAAGGTTGATGGTCGCTTAGAAGGTGGTTTTATCCGCCGGCTCACGGCAAAGATTACACCGGGCGGCAGCCAGGGCAATCGTCGTCGCCAGGAGTTTGAACTAACCCTTATTCGCTCATTCCAGGACGAATTAGAGAGCGAACTGCTGTTTGATTCCGCCATCGATCGGGTGATAGCTGAGTTTGAAAACAACCACAAATTATGGGGTTGGACCTGTTCGGTTGGTGATCGCTTGGGGTTTGAGCTAGTGCGTAACACCCCGGCTATGTTCGCAGGGGTGCTGGTGCATTACGCCGTGTTACGCATTGCGTTTATTCGTTAGGAGACAGAGATGAGTGAGAAAAAGCCGGCCCAGCAAAGCGCTGCGCCAACCGAAGCCGCTGCAAAGCAACCCGAAAAACAGGTTGTGGTGCATACCGACAACAGCAAGAACGGTTACCTGGAAGCACGCCGGGCAGCCCGCATTAACGCTAAGAAAGGAGCCAAATAATGGGCGAGCGTATTTATGAGCAGGATACCTGCGTACTGGCAGCGGTAGAAGCCACTTACGGCACCGATGCTACCCCCACCGCAGCCGCTAACGCGATGCGGGTAAAGGTTGACTTTAACCCGATTGACGGTGACCAGGAAGCGCTGGAGTACGATGCAGGTCGTGGCGGCAGCAAAGGTTCGGTACAGCGCAACAAGCGTTTAACCGGCACCTTAACCGGCTATGTGGCCGGTAGCGGTGCTGCAGGTACAGCACCCGCCATTGGCCCCTTGCTGCAAATGTGTGGTTTAAAGCCAACGGTTACGACTGCAGAGAAGGTGGTGTACAAACCGACGTTCCCGGTGACAGACAGCTGTACGCTGCATATTTTCCGGGGCAAGAACAAGCATCCGGCTTTAGGCTGTCGTGGTAACCTTGAGGTGTCGCTGGGCCCTAACGCGCTGCCTAAGTTCACCTTTAACAATATTATCGGTTTGTTTGTTGACCCGGCTTCAGTGGGCTCGTTTCAAAGTGCCGACTTTAGCCAGTTTGAAAACCCGCTGGTAACCGATCCGGTTTCTATTACCAAGATGCAGCTGTTTGGCCAGGATGTAAATATGGCCGAGTTAATACTGCGCCTGGGTAATACCGTGACGTACCGCGCCGTGGTGAATAACGAGTCGGTACAGGTGACGGGCCGCATGCCGCAAATTGAAGTGTTGTTTGAAGAGCCGCTGATTGGCGACTTTGACTGGTACAGCAAGCTAAGTAAGTTTGGCGCGCTGGCGTACCAGCTGGGCCAGGACGTGGTAGATGCCGGGCATATTTTTGAGCTGACTGCCGCCAATGTGCAGCTAAACAGCATTACGCCAACCTATGTGGATGGCATTAGCCACCTGCGCTGTGTACTGGATGTGGTACCAACGGCGCGCGATAACGACTTTGAAATGACGTTCCGCTAAGCCGTTTTCTATAGAAAGGGCACGGATGCCCACCCTTAACCCTAACCCGATTTTGAAAGAGAGTTGCCTATTATGAAATTCGATATTAAAGCCCTTGCCGCACAGCAGTTCAAAGCGATGGTTACCGTTGCGGTGCCTACCAACGAATTAGACAAAGACGGCGGAACTGTATTTGCCAAAGCCAAGTTTGTGGGCCTGTTCCGCTGTGTGCCGATTGAAACGGCGCGCAAGCAAATGACTGAGCTACAGGCAATGCAGGAAGCCGGTGACACCATGGCGGCCATTGAGGCGGCAGGTAAGCAGATTGAAGAGTACTTTGTAGGCTTTGAGGCGGTACCAGGTGAAGAGCTGCCGTTTACCAATGACGGCCAGCCACTGGCCAGCACCCCTGAGAACATTAAGTTGTTGCTTAACAGCAAAGAAGTGCGCGACGCGGTGCAGTTTGCCTGGCAAGAGGCCCGCAACAAGGATGTACTGGCAAAAAACTCCAAGAAGTAGCAACGGCCTGGGCCAGTGGTAGCGGTACAGACAATAAGCGCTGTGCCGAATCGCTGGCCGCTGCAGGTGCACCGCCAGAGCTTGTTGACCGGGTATCAAAACAGCAAGACGCACTACCCGAGATACAACCCGCCAATGGCTTAACGGTGCATTTGTTTTTTGCCGCTGCTACTCAGTGGAATTATGCCGGCATGGCAGGTGTGCGCACCGGCCTGAATTACCCGGCAGTAGAGTTAAGGGCGTCTAAGGTGCCCGATTACGCCAGCTTACCCCTGGCGTTACAAAGCCTGGTGTGGGATGGCATAACCGTAATGGAACGCACCTGTTTAAACATTTGGAGTAAGCAAAGCAAATGAGTGATTTGTCGTTAGCCATAAAGCTGAGCACAGAAGGTGGCCAGGTTGTTGTTAAAGAGCTGACGCAAATTGGCCAGGCTGCGGGCGGTACCAATGCCGAGCTGGTAAAAACCGGCCCTGCCGGTGCGGCAGCAGGTAAAGGCTTAGAGGCTACCGCCAGTAGCGCTACTCTGTTAAACACCCACATGCGCACCTTGTTTCAAACCCTGGGTGTGGTTGCTGGGGGCTTAAGTGCCTTTGCGCTTATTGATCGTGCCGATGAATGGGGCCAGTATGCGGCCCGTATCCGTACCGCGACCAAATCAGCAGAAGAGTATGACTATGTGCAGCAGCGCATGGTTAGCTCGGCTAACGATACCTTTCGGGCTATTACCGAAACCAAAGAATCCTTTATTCAAATGTCGCCCATCCTGCGCGACATGGGCTACCAGTTAAGCCAAAGCATCGATATTGTTGACTCGTTTAGTTCGCTATTGGTGGTGAACGCCGCCAGGGCAGATCGCGCTGCCGCAGCACAATCCGCCTTAGCGGGTAGCATTCAACGTGGTAGTGTAGATGCCGATAGCTGGAAAACCATTTTCGGTACCATGCCGACTATCCTGGATAACCTAACCGCTGCTACCGGCAAAACCGCTTCTGAAATCCGCGAGCTGGGTATTACCGGTAAACTCAGTATTAACGATTTAACCAACGCGCTGTTATTAAGTTACGAAGAGAACCGCAAAGCGGTAGAGGCGATGCCCACTACCGTGCGTGATGCGCTGCAGTCGTTTAGTACGGTGTTTACCGAATACATCGGCTGGCAAAATGAGGCCAAAGGCGTTACTGCCGGCATGGCCGATGGCATTGTGTTTTTAGCCGACCACTTTGACACCTTAGTGAATATTGTTGGTGGTGTAGCTGTTGCGGCTTTTGTTAACTACGCGGCGCATGCAGCGATAGCAACTAAAGCAACCTATGTGAAGTATGCTGCAAATGTTGCGTTAAAAAATGAAGAGCTCCGCTTAGCGCAAGCGCAGGTAGCTCAAACTAAAGCGACTCTGGCTCAGGTTAGCGCTAATGCCATCTATGCAAGCGGTAACGGTGCCGTCACTGCTGCCACCACTGCGCACGACGCCGCTGTAAGAAGATTGACGCAAGCAAAGGCAGCACAAATAACGGTTACGCGCGGCCTGCTATCTGTATTAGGTGGTCCGGCTGGCATCGCTATTGCTTTGGGTGTTGCTGCTACAGCATTTTTCAGTTTCCGCAGTTCTTCAAATGACGTTAAGCAGGCATTGGAGGAGTTGCAACAGCCTTTAGAAAACACTATTGAAAAGTTTAAGCGCTTAAATGCCGATCAGCGCGCAGCAGCTATGGTTAAGTGGGCTGATGCTGAAGCTGAAGCAATTAAAAAAGCTGCCCAATCTTATAAAGACTTAGAGCAAGTTGTTGCCCGCCAGGGTGCGTCCAGCACAATGAATGCACTGGGCTACAGTACTGGCCAGGCGAATATCGAAGCACAGCTCAGAGCTGCAGCCGAGGCAGGCGAGCAGCTATCCCCTATACTGCAAAAAATTGGCGAAGACGCCGGAGTTAAGCAGGAAACCATTGATAAGTGGATCATGCTGGCCGGGGCTTATTCTGATGCTAAATTAGCAGCTGAAACGGCTGCAAATGCGATCAAGAAAGTTAAAGAGGCTGCAAGATTTGATGGCTTGGATAAGCTGCTATCAGGCGATTTGTTTGGCTTCAAACCCGATTTACCTATTGCCGAAAACAAAGAACTAGAAAAAGCCCTACTTGGCGTATACAACGCGCAAATGCTTAATGCCCAGGCTGTTGATGCCTATGGTGTTGCCTTAACCGGTATTGATTTAGAGCTGTTTAAAGCCCAGTTTGAAGCGGCTGAAACCCTGCCAGATAATGCCACTGCAGCCATTCGCCGTTTTGTGGCTGAAGCCAAAACTGCCCAGGCAAATTTAGACATCAGTAACTACTTAACCCAGCTGCAAACTGAAATAGGTTTGCTCGATGTAAAACTGGCCAAAGGCCAGGCTGAGTTTGAATTACAAAAAGCCCTGGCACAATTTACCGGTGCTGATCCAGCTCGCTTAAAGCAGCTGGAAGATGAGCTTAAACTGCTGCAACAAAAGCAAGCCTTGGCCAGCGACAAAGACACCTTGGCCAGCCTGCAAAAAGAGAATGATCTTTTAAAAGTTCGCCTGGCGCAGGGCGAAGCTGAGTACGAAATTCAAAAAGCCCTGGCACAGCTTAAAGGTGCTGATCCGGCAATTCTGGCTGCGATTGAAGAAGAGCTGCGCATGCGCCAGGACCTTAACAAGCAAATTACCATTAGCGAAGAAATTGCCTCAGGTGCCTTTAATAAAGCGCTGGATGATATGACGGCGCTAACCAGTGCCGGCAGCACCTTTGGCGATGTTATTACCCAGGCCTTTGGCCGCGTAGCGCAGCAAATAGATGGCATGACGCAGGCGCAGCTTAGCTACAACCAGCAGCTGGATGAGCTAAAAGCCAAGCGTAAAGAAGTTGAGGCGCTGGATAAAAACGCGCCCGGACGGGCAAAAGCGCTGCTGGATATTAAGAACAAAGAAAACTCGCTTTCCCGTGAGCATTTTCAAACCCAGATGGGGCAGTTTGCGGCACTAAGTGGCGCGGCCAGCCAGATGTTTGGCGAGCAAAGCAAAGAGCGTGAAGCCTTGCACCGCATGGAGATGGCGTTTGGTGCGGTGGAAATAGCCATGTCGCTGCAAAAAGCGGGCGCTAATGCCTTAACGGCAATAACCAGCGCCTTTAGTGCGCCATTTCCGCTTAATTTTGCTGCCGGCGCGGCGATGATTGGCATTATGGCCGGGCTGGGTGTGTTTAGCGGTAGCAGCTCTGCCAATGCGCCTAGTGCATCTGATCGTCAGGCAAGCCAGGGAACCGGGACGGTGCTGGGCAGTGATGATAAGTCGGCATCTATCGCTAATAGCTTAGAACGTATCGAAACATTAGAGCTGGATCAGTACAGCGAACTGCGGGCAATTAATAGCAGCATTAAGGCCTTATCAAGCGGCATTGCGCAATTAGCAGTTAGCCTGGTGAGTAACTTTGGCCGCTTTAACGAGAGTGATTATGCCGGGCAGCTGGGCACCAGTAAGCAGTTTCAGCTAAACGGTACCCTGTCTAGTGTGTTGGCGCTTGGCCCGATTGGCGGTATTGCCGATCAGTTGCTGGGCGGCATTGTTGGCAATATTTTTAACGGAATTCTTGGCGGTATTAGTAAAACCACCCGTAACCTGGTGGACTCTGGCTTATCGTTTCAAACCCAGCAAATTGGGGAAATTCTGGCAACCGGGTTGCTTGAGGGGAGTTATTACAACGTCATTGAGACGACCAAGCGCAAGCTGTGGGGCCTGAGTAAAAAAACCAGCCAAAGCACTGAGTATACAGCGCTGGATAACGCGCTGGAGGCCGAGTTTGGCCGCATCTTCAAATATCTAGCTACCTCTATTACCAGTGCGGTCGACGTGCTGGGCCTGGATATTAATAAGAGCCTGGCCAATTTTGTGATTAACCTGCCGAATATCAGTTTTAAAGACCTGTCTGGCGATGAGATCCAAAAAGAGCTGGAGGCCATTTTTAGCCAGCAGGCAGATTTGATGGTGCAATACCTGGTGCCCGCGATGGCGGAGTATCAGAAGATGGGCGAAGGCCTGTTTGATACATTGATCCGGGTTGCTCAGGAGCAGGCCATTTTTAACGCCCAGCTCGATGCGCTGGGCTTGCAGCTAAGCCGCTTTGGTAATGTGGCCGCAGAAACGCAAATTGCCATAGCGCAAAGCATTATTGAATTGATGGGCGGCATTGAAGAGTTTAGAGATGCCACCAGCACGTACTTTAGTAGCTTTTATGATGAAAGCGAGCAGTTGGCGTTTTTATCGCGCTCCCTTAGCCAGGCGTTTTCTGATTTAGGCTTAGCCATTCCGGCAACCCGTTCTGGTTTTAGGGCGATTGTAGAGGGTATCGACTTAACCACTGAGGCTGGTCAGGTGCTGTATGCCGCATTAATGGCGCTGGTACCGTCACTGGATGAATACTACAAAGCCATGGAGCGGCAAAAAGAAGCGGCAGAAAAAGCCGCTGAAGCCGAGCGTAAACTGGCTGAACAGCGTAAGGCCTATTTCGATGCCAACTTCCGAGAGCTGTTGCGCATGGATTTTAGCCCGCTGCAGCTGGCCATTGATGATTTGCAGCAGTGGTATAAAAACAGTTTAAAAGAAGCGCAGGAACTTGGTGCTGATACCAGCTTGCTAACCGCCATTTACAATAAGCGCCGCGACGCCCTGGCAGAGCAAACGCTGCAGCAAGCATTAGATAATGCGCAAAATGCCATGAATCGGCTGGTGGCTGATTATGAGCGCGCCTCTGCAAGTCTGGCCAGTACGTTGCAATCGCAAATATCTGCTATTACCGGTGTAACACAACAGCTGTATATGGATGCGCTAGCTATCCGTAAAACCCTACCTGGTTTTAATGCTGTGAGCTATTACGGCAACCAGGTAAGCCAGTTAAGTGCGCAGCTGGGAACTGGCAGCGCAGCTGAGCAACTGGAGCTGGTAGGTAAACTGCGTACTGCGATCAATGAGCGCTACAGCGCTGAATTAGCTTACATGCAGGAGCAATACGCGTTAGAGCAGCAGCAGTTCGATGCAGCCATGCAGGCCTATGAGGCATTAAAGGCTGCCGCCGAATCGATGCGCGATGCCGCTGCAGCTCTGATGTTGGGTGATTTGTCGCCGCTGACAACCGGGCAGCGTTTGAACGAAGCGCGCGGCCAGTTTGATGTTGCATTGGCCGCTGCGCGAGGCGGTGACACGGAAGCTTATGCTCTGGTGCAGAGCCTTGGCCAGCAAATACTGCAGCTAAGCCGCGATTATAATCCGGCAGCTTATACCGGCACCTTTAATGAAATTAAGTCTGTGTTTGAGGAGCTGGGCGGGTTAAGCGGCAATGAACCTACTGCACCCGCTCCGCATCCAGCCATTGCTGCTTTCGAAGCGGAAAAAATAGCGTTAGCAGAGCGTACTATTGCAGAGTTAGTGGCACTGCAAAGTAAAACGGATGCGCTTAAGCCTTTGGCTGAATCTGAATACGCAGCGGGTATTGCAACGCTAAAAGCAGAGTTTGCGACGAACGCGGCTGAGGTGACTGCCGCATTTGAATCAGCACTAGCTGAGCTAACAAAGCTAATGCCCACCGAAACCGATCGCGTGCTGGCAAAGCTGCAAGAGCAGGTAGATGCCCTTTACAACACTCGCGATGCGATAGTTGGGGTAATTAATGACCAACTGCCACTTATAGTACCTGCCCCTGAGGTAACGGTTACGGTACCAGAGTTTAAATTACCGCCGGAGATTATCGACCCTATTACTAACCGGCCAATTGATAAGCTGTGGCCGATTATTGAGCCGATCCCGGATTTATTAAGCTGGCACGGTACCAACCTAAACGATATTAAGGCCGGCGTAGGGAAACTGCCAACGCGCTTTCCAGACTTTGACCTAAAGCCGATGCTGGACCAGCTACACGTACTGGATACGAGCATTGGCCAACTGCCAACACGCTATCCAACATTTGATATTCAGCCGGTAGTGGACCAGTTGTTTGTAGTTGATCGCAGTATAGGCGGTTTACCAAAAACCTATCCCGCCATAGACTTAAAGCCGGTGGTAGACCAGCTGTTTGTTGTGGACGGCAGTATTGGCAAGCTGCCTAAGACCTACCCAGTGGTCGACTTTAAACCAGTGGTAGACCAGCTGTTTGTGGTAGACGGCAGCATTGGCAAGTTACCCAAGACTTACCCGGTGGTCGACTTTAAGCCGGTGGTCGATAAGCTGACGCTGGTGGATGCCAGCATTGGCAAGTTGCCTAAGACCTACCCAGTGGTCGACTTTAAACCAGTGGTAGACCAGCTGTTTGTGGTAGACGGCAGCATTGGCAAGTTACCCAAGACTTACCCGGTGGTCGACTTTAAACCGGTGGTCGACAAGCTGACGCTGGTGGATGCCAGTATTGGCAAGCTGCCCCAAACCTATCCCACCATCGACCTAAAGCCGGTGGTAGACCAGCTGTTTGTTGTGGACGGCAGTATTGGCAAGCTGCCTAAGACCTATCCAGTGGTCGACTTTAAACCAGTGGTAGATAAGCTGAATTTTGTCGAAACCGCAGTGCGTCATATTCCGGCTCCAGCGGTTAATGTGTCTGTAGATATGGTCGCTGTGGTTAATGAACTTAAAGCCGTGCAGCAACAGCAGCAGCTGCAAATTGAGCAGGCTAACGCTGCCGCGACCCGCGCTGAAAAGCTGCAGCAAGACATGCTGGTATTAAATGAACGTTTAGCCCGCGAGATTTCAGACACTAACGACCAGTTGATGACTTTAGCGAGGATCGCCTGATGTATGAGACTTGGCTAACCACACCTGGTTTATTTCGCTGTGTCCTGGTGGAGCTGGATTATCTGGATGGCAGCACCGTAAAAACAGCATACTTTAGTAACGCGGCCTTTGTTAGCGGTCAATCGGATACGCCAGCCCATACCGCTTACGACCCTTTTATTCTTGGCGGCTTGGAGTTTGAACGCAGCCTAGCCGAGATATTTACTGGTGCCAGCTCAGTTCGTCTGGCTGATGTTGAGCTGGTAAAGCAGCCTACAACAGAGTGGCTTATTGCAGCCAAGGTTGCTGGCCAACAAATAAGGGTATTTTTAGGCGATAAAGCCTGGCCAAAAGCGAGCTTTTCTCAGGTGATTACAGGGGTGTGTGACGGCGCATGGTCAGAGCAAAGCCGCATTCGTATTAAGTTTCGCGACTTGGCAAAGACGCTGCAGACTCCGGTGCTAACAGAGCGTTTTAATTCTGGTGCAGCACAAGGGGAGCTGAAGCCGCTTAGTCTTGGTCGCTGCTTTAATGTTAAACCCGTGCTGATTGACGCGGCCAATCATGTCTACCAGTTTAACAGCGTGCCCAGTCAGGCCGTGACCGCTGTGCGTTTTAATGGTGATACTGTTTCAACGTCACATTACAGCATTGACCTCACCGCCAGTACCATTACTTTTAGTGTATTTCCGATTGGTGAAGTGACTGTCGATGTCGACGGTGCAAAAATTGCCGGTACCTGGCTGCAGTCAGCCAGTCAAATTATCGAGTACCTCACAGGACGTGCCTCTGTTACAGCTGATGTTAGCGGCCTGCCTTCGTATTTGCTGGGATTATACCTGACTACTGCCGAGCAACTAAGTGCAGTACTTGATGACATTTGCGCCTCGGTTGGTGGCTATTGGCTATTCGATCGCCTAGGACAGTTTAGATGCCGTGCGTTTAACGGCATACCTGCAGCAAAGACCGCCAGCATAACGGATGATCAAAACCTCTACGACACCCGCCAGCTACGCCGCAGGATAACTCCCATCTACGAGCTAACAATTGGATATTGCCGCAACTGGATGCCGCTAAGTGCCATTGCCGCCAGTGTTTATGAAAACGCGCCTGATGTAGCCAAGCGGCTGGCTGAGTCTGAACTGACGGTTACACAGGCAGCGCCATCGGTTGCCGCTACCTGGCTGGATGCACAAACACTGACTGTTAGCACATTGCTGGTTAGTAAAGCAGATGCGGAAGCTGAAGCTGCCCGTCGCATGAGCCTTTCCGCTATCCCGCGTTTTGTATTTGAAACGCAGCAGTTAGCCGCACCATTTCAGTGGATGCTGGGTGTCGGTGCAATGCTGGAAACGCCGGCGGTAAATGGCAGCGAAGCTGTTATTACCCGCCTGTCTGAAAACCCATTAACAGGAGTAGTACGCGTGGAGTTTTGGCAATGAGCAATTTGAGAATTGTAGCTAAGAATGCCTTTGATGATGGTTCTGTAATGCAAATAGTGGGTACTGGAGTTACTTCACTACCACCTACAAATTTACAGATATACAACAATAGCAAGGTTTTCCGTAGCCTTAGCCCGGAGCATACGGTACTAGCGGGTAATTTTAATGATGTAGAGTTAATCTCCGCATGTATTTTATGGCGGCACAATTTGACGAATGCGGCGAAGATTAAGTTAGAGTTATTTGGATTGCCAAATCAACAGGGGACACTAATTTACGACTCGGGTGAAATTGACGCTGTTGCGCAAATAACCTTTGCCGACTGGGATTGGCGTACACAACCTGTCATAAGTGGTGTGTTAGATGAGTGGGACATCAGATTTAGTCAGTTATGGTTAGAGCCCCAATTCTCACGTAGTTACCGGCTTACAATAACTGACCCATTAAATTCAAATGGACATATCGATATCACGAGAATTTACATGGGGCGCCACATTACTCCGAAGGTGAATTTTAAATATGGGAATAGTTGGGGTTTGGGATCTAACGAAATGCAATTCCGAACAGATGATGGTTCTTTGTTCAGCCAAAATGCACCACGCTGGCGTCAGTTAAACTTCACTGTGGCTAATATACCTGAAGGTGACAGAGCCGGTTTGCTGGGGGCAATACGGAATGTTGGTAAAACGAAAGATTTCTTTATTTCGTTGTATCCGGAAGTCGGTGGACAAAAAGAAGCTGAATCCAGCTTTGCGGGAAAATTCACAACAATTCCATCGCTCACTGCTAATTTTTATGACAACTACACAATGCCTTTTAGTATTGAGGAATGCTAGCCATGATTAAGTTACCAGTACCTAATATCATTATAAACGCAAACGATCAGGGCGCTGTTTTTCAAGATAAAATTAACGCTTCGCTAGAAGCGATACGTAATGCGATCATAGCGTATAACAGTCAAATTGATGCCGCTCAAACCGCTATGCAGTACACCGAGCCCGCATCTCAAAGCGTAGCTCTAGCAGGTGAGAACAATACTTTCAAGATGACCCCACTAAGAGTAAAGCAAGCTATTGAATCTTTTCGACCGTTAACTACAAGCCCCACCGATACAACTCAAGGTAGGCTTTGGCGAACTAACGATTTAGTGAAAACAACATCTGCGACGGATAGCACTAATGGCAGGATGCTAAAAGTTGGGGACGCCGGGATTCTAACTGCTAATAAAGGGGTTAGACAGTTAACAAATGCAGGTGCTTTAACTCCGCAAGAGATAGAGGCCGCCGTTGGTGGAATTGGTAGTTATGAGCTTATTAGCCTTGTCGGAGGGGTGCTTGACTTTGGTGAAGGGTTTGCACCACAAAGATATGGTCGAATCAAGGGATTTACTGCGTCGACAAATAATTATCAATATTCCTGGCAAGAATACACAGGTACAAACGGTAATCGTAAATGGCAGAGAAGAGCTTTCTCAGCAACAGTATGGGGACCATGGCAAGAAATCTATCATCAGGGAAGTATCCTGGGTACTGTGAGTCAGTTAAATGGCATACCTACTGGAGCTCTAATTCAACGGGGCACCAATGCAAATGGTGAGTTTGTCAGGTTCGCTGATGGAACGCTGATTTGTACAGGAACCACAGCAGTGACTTCTAATATTGATATTGCCTTTGAAGGTGGGGTAAGGTCGGGTGGATTAACCCAAGTCTTTCCAAGTGCATTCGTAAACCAAGAGTACAGAATTTCGATGACGCCAACAGCCAGGGCGAATAACGCACCCTTTAGTATGGGGCACCAGCTTAGTGGTTCTCCTGGAAGTTTTGGTTTTCAGCTACATGCGATCACACCACAAGCCTCTAAAACTTATCAGTTCGACTGGGTTGCATTTGGTCGTTGGTTTTAGGTAAGGAAACTATCATGAAAATTATTTTATCGCCTAGCGCAACATTTAGAGATGACCAACCACCGGTTGTATCAGGTGAGGCTCTTTTTTACCGTGGGGCCTACTACGACTTTTCTCAATTATCTGATGGTTCGGAGATCAAAGCTGAATTACCATTTATTGGAAAAATTAGTCGTGTTAACGGACGTGTAGAGTTAACTCTGGAGTATCAATATAACACCGAGACGGCAGAGGATAATCTGAGTGCAGACTGGTCTGATTACACATTTGTAGTGACTAGCGGAGAGTGCCCTTGTCCTATCGTACGTAAGCCTGTACAAAAGATTTTTGTAGAGGCTGAATGCGGACTTGAAGACAACAATTAGAACGAGAGCTAGAAGAAGTAAAAATGCTGGAACCGGAAAAAGTGGCGCTAACTTCCTCAACAGATATTACACCATTTGAAAAACAACATTGATACTGTTGCTAGGCGATATAGCAGAGCGGGGTGTTTCTCCGAGTTTGCTTACTGCCCGGCGAATGTTGTTTGATATTATTAAAAGACTTTTACTGATACGAAAAAATTAATTTTCGCATTTATCGCACAAATAGCTCTTCATTTTTCGCGCGCCGCTTCACCTGCGGGGTGTGGCATTGCAGTGGGCTATCCCTGCCCACTGCCCTTCGGGCCTGCCTGCGGCAGTCCAAAACTGCTCCCGGCAGTTTTGTCGCCATGCGACACGGTACTTCGACTATACGGCCTCTGTACGAAGCGCCATGCTACATCGCACTTCGATTACACAGCTTCTGTACGAAGCGCCAAGCTAAACGATGACACGATACTC